GTTTCCCAGTCACGATCCCAGGGGCATTACCCACCAACGGAATCGTAACAGCGGGACCTTTCTGTTCCCACGGCCGAGCCGTCGTAAAATAATCCTTTTCCCAATCGCAATTCTGCAAGGCCACATTAGTAGTGCTGTCCGCACCTGACGCCTTACTGATCGTAAGCGCCGTTTCCAAATCCTGATCCCGATACCACTCATTCCAGATCAACGCATACGCCCGGAACGGCAACGCCGACACCGCGAGATTATTAACCAGAGTAGGCACACCCATATAGTCAGCCAAAGAACCAACAACAGCACCGCCACCTCCGAACGTAATCGTCGGAAACACCGACGCGTTCAAACCATCCGGCCCACCAGTGATGAAATTCTCAAAATCAGTCCACACCAGACGATGTGGAACATACCACCAATGATACCGCACATGCACCGGATGCATAACCGGAGCCAACATCGGCGACGCACGAACAAGAGCACTCGTCGCACCCTGTATCGTATCACCCGGTAAAACCTCCACACATCCAACCGGAACAAGCTCTCCCATGTCGCACGAGAACAACTTGTAGTGAGAAAGACTGAATTTACGCCGTTTCATTTCTTACCTCTTTGGAACAACGATTGACGATGGCGCAAACGCGCCTCTTCATGTTTACCCTCAGACACCAGCAACGCTTTCATCTTCGCACGATCTACATACTTCACCTCCCGTCCTGCCGGAGTGACCGAAACAACCGTCGCAGCCTCTCGCACATCCCGCAATACTTCTTGCGCTTTCTCCAACGTCGCCCTCGGAGCACGAACATCTAATCCTACCTCCGCCCTAAGCCTTCGCCGCAAATAACGACCAAGCGGCATGACCTGCACTCCATGACGTAAACCAGACGGCACATCCCCTTCACAATCAACAACCCGCGCCGCCTTAACCGCCTCAGCAACGCTCCGCATTGACAACGCACCAATACCGGGCCGTAACGACATGCGGGCGAACTCAGGCTCCCTACCTTCCAACCGGGGATCATCAGACCTCACCATCCTTTTAACAGTGTAACCAGACACATACTGAGCCGACTTCCGTTCCACACGTCCTTGATGCACAAACCCATAAGGCCAAGACTTCCGAAGTACGTCACAAGACAAACAAACACAATTCCTAACCGGAGCCAAACGAGAATCTTCATAAGCGCAACCTCCAAACCCGAACAAGATCGCATGATAATGCGGCCGCCAACTGTCCTCCCCATACTCACCAACAAGAAAATACCTCACCTGAGCACCATGCAAATAATGCCGCAGACGCTTCAACCATTTCTGAGCATCTAACTTACGCAACGTAGCACGACCATCCGCTAAACGCGGCAAATAATCATCCGCATACGTCAAAGTCACAAACGAATTCTCAGACCAATTATAACTCTCCAACAATATCCGATGCGTCCATACACGCCGACGCCCAAAACGGCAGGGGAGACACTGCCCACAACCGTAGGCTGCGTCCCCCTGCAAGTATGGCTTAACACATTTCATCTTACATGCGGAACCCTATCCGCATACGACCAACACGGCCTCGACGACGCGACCTGATCCGACGACGAGACCGACGACGACGACGATAACGCATAGCACTCACCTCCTTTCCGAACGCGGCGGCAACGGACCCTCATACAACGTCGTATCAGGATGCGGCACCAACCTGTACAAATTCTGAACGGGGTCTCTCACCCACATCATCCCACGCGGAGCGGCGAAAGGCGGAGTCTTATCGTCAAACCACACATTATTCCGAAAATACCATTCCCAACCGCCCATCGGCAATTCTTCGATCCTCTCCTTAATATCCTTAGACGGCACACGCTTCCATTCATTCGCCGACACCTTTGCCCAACCATGATCAACTATCGCTGCCGGCTCCTGCCAATTCTTCGCCGGATCCGCGCTACTCACTTCCAACGGCTTCACCTTCACAAGACCTTCTAATCCGCCACGCGGAGCAAGACCAGAGTTTCCCTGACCATCCACCAAAAACCGCGTACCGGGACCAGCAACACCAACACTCGCATCCTGCCGCATACGCGCCTCTTGCGATAAAATCTGCAACCGCAACGCCTGATTCTCCAACATCCCGCGCTCCACAAGCAACTTATCCTTCACCTGCTGCGCCGCAAACGCCTCCGCTCTCAATTCTCTATCAGCGGACGCATGTATCCCACGCGAAATATCCTGTCCCATAGCAGCAATCGCTGGGCCAACCGGCGAACTCACAAACGCACTCGACACCGGGCTATAGGTAGGACCTGAAACACCCAACAACGCCAACGGATGAATACCCGTCGCCTTATACGCATTTATCGCATCCAAAGCTTTCCACGTCGTACCATACTGAGCAAACTCATACTGAGCCTGCCGATTCGCAGCCGCCTCATCTCGAGACCGCGCGTTACTCGACGCATTCATCGCACCACCAACAAGACCGCCAGCAAGATTAGCACCCGCAGCCAACACACTACCGAAGAACGGATCAATCGCCATATCAACAACTCACATCAGAGCGCCACGTACGCCGTGGCCTGCGATTCCTCTTCCCAAAACCTGCCTTCCGCTTCGCAAACATAATCTCCCGACGGACTTTTCGCCGCAAACACGTAAGCACAAAAAAGGGGCTCTCGTACCGGAGCCCCACAGGAACCTGCAACCCTTTAGGCAACCCGCTAGCCGACCAAAGCGTATTCGACCGCGCTACAATCGGTCGCTTGTGCACGACAACACGAGCTACGCGACCTCCGATCGACAACACCGGCCTATCGTCACCCTCAGGGTGCCAAAGCCGACCATCAGAGACGGAAACCAGGGGCTCGGGTTCGGAGAGGAGCGACGACAACGCGTCCCGCGTTAGCGATGAAGCATTGGCATCGCGCGCCGCATCTCGGGATTGAACCCGTGAACTCCGACTCCTCACCCCTGGTCCCTCCGTCCTGTCACCTAGCACAGTACACAACAAGAGAGTGTACTGTTACGCCTTCTTACCCTCGAGCACAACCTCGCCTTTAGCGCTCTTGGATTGTTGCTCGACTTTCACCTCGCCGGCGCCTCCGGCCGAAGGTTTGCTATCCGAGGAAGTATCCCGCTCAGGGGGGCTCCACCCTGCAGCCACGAGCCTTTCCCGCATTTCCTTGAACGACGCCGGCGGTTCATAATTTTCCTCATACTCAGACGCCGGCACAAACGCGAACCGTCCCTCTCGCGGATCATCCTCATCAGGAATAAAAAAGTCATCCGCCTCTTCTTCCGTCTCAACATCACCATCTTCCGCCGCCCGACGATACTCGTCCTGAACCATCTGCCTAATACGAAGATGAAGCGGCAGCTCAGGAACGAAACCAACCGGCGGAGCCACCGGAACCGGATCAGGCAATTCTGCACCAGCCTCGTTCAAAACCGGCACCAACTCACCATCCGCCGTAACGCGATATTTCTCTTTAGCCATACCTATTCCCCTTTCATCAGCTTAACACGCGCCAACAAATCATGGAGCGCATTCACCTCTTTAAACAACGCGTCCTCCAAAATTGGAGAAACAGTCTTCGCCCTCAACCGAGTCCTCTGCCGAATACACAACAGCAAACCCTCTACGATGTATCCACGTTCCTCATTGCTGAACATCCAGTCCTCCATAGCTACCGCGTAAACGACTGCCCACCGCGAGCAATCATCCGCCTCGCCTGTATACTATGCATCGCCATCACGTACAAGACATCCGTCGAACTCGAAGCAAACGTCCTCTCCGTCGGCACACACTTCACGAAAGTCGCGTTCAAAGCCGGAGACGACCCGAAATCACGACCAAAATGCCAGAAATTCAACGTATTAGTCCGAAACTCACCTGCCACCGTACTCTCCATCCGACGATACTCATCATACCGATCCTGATACCCAAACGTCCCGTCCGGCGACGCATGAGCAGCATAAATCTCTTTGTTCAACACAGCCTGCTGACCCAGATGCTCCAACTCTTTCTGCCAAAAATCCTCTTTGAACCGCCGATTATAGGACCTCGGCAACCCCTGGTAGTACATCGTCTTCGGCTTCACCGTCATCAGACAGATCATATAGCCATGCTCCTCAAAAAACCGCCGGAAACGACGAGAACGCATCGCCGCAATACCATGACCCTTCAACGCGCCCACAGGGTCCGCACCTGGCGCCGTCTGCAACACCTCACTAAACGACAACGTCTGCTTACCTCCACCAAGATATTCAGGACGCTGCAAACGCGCGTCCGACGACCGCACACCCAAATAGCGCAAGTACTCCACATAACGAGAACCATAACGAGCCCGAGCTTCCTCGAAGCGCTGAATCGCCAAGGCCTGACGAAGAGAATTAATCGACACACCGGACACTTGAGACAGATCAGCAAAAATCTGCAACCGATTATTCACACCTGTCGGAGTAGTCCCCGAAGTCTTCACCTGCAAATTACCGACCGTCGTCACCGTCTGAGTTCCAGCGGCCAAATCCGCCAGGGGCGGAGTCTGCCGCCCAGCAGCACCTGTCGCACCAGTAGCAAACCCGTCCGCAATACCAATCCCCGACACCGGGGCATTACCCACCAACGGAATCGTAACAGCGGGACCTTTCTGTTCCCACGGCCGAGCCGTCGTAAAATAATCCTTTTCCCAATCGCAATTCTGCAAGGCCACATTAGTAGTGCTGTGATCGTGACTGGGAAAC